ACAACCAACGGCCAAACCCTCCGAAATGGGTAAGTACCCTACTCCTGAACTACAAGCTGCATTCAATACCGGCCGAGAAATCGGAAGAACCGAAGGAATGCTATACTACATCAAACATGCTTCCGAAAATATGCAAAAGGAAGCTGAGAAATTAAATTCGAAATTGCAGACGCAAAAAGCGAAAGGATAAATAGTCTTTTCTCTATCTTGACGATTAAAATTCCGAAATCGTTAGACAATTAGGAGATTATTTATATTTTTGCAAAAAGAAGGCGGTTTATAAGCAAGTCGTGGATTGTAGTTCCACGGGGCTACTTATGAATCGCCTTTCTTCTTTCCCAATAACCTTAAAATATTTATACTATCCGAAATGCTATATAAAGTCGTACTTCCATCGGCTTGTTCTTTTACAAGAATCCAGGATTTTTCATTTTCTATCGTTGTTTCGAATAAGTGAACAATAGCATTATATCCGTGCTTATCATTTCCGCAACCAAGATATTCAGCCTCCTTTATCACAGAAGCTATATCCAAAAGTATTTCATTCTTCTTCTCGTAATATTTGTGTGGCTGGTTCAACCACTCTTTTATACCACGACCGGTAATCTGTATATCTTTCCGAAAATCTTTATTCCGAATAACAGTTTGTTTTAATGAAGAAGCCTTTTCCTTGATCTCCTTAAATCTCGCTTTACCGGACGCTACTTTAATCGAATCCTTGGGCTTTCCATCCCCCAGCAACCATTCCGCAAACTCCTCATGATCCATCATGACCGGCGTAGCTATACAGATGCAGAACGGATGCCAGCCCGTAAACTTAAAATCCTTCGAGTATTGGCCAGCCTTTGCATCACACACAGGACACGGACCGTGATTCGATGGTGAACGTTCCACCTCATAACCAGTCACGAAGTCCATTTTCTGCCAACGTTCGTAATCGGCAGTTCGAAAAGCCTTATTGGTCTCCGTTGCTGCTAAACGTAGGGCATTTTTGTAAGACGAACGATAAACACCCTGTCCTGGATGATAGTCTTTCATTGGCTGGGATAGAACCAGCTTCCCATTCGCATCCCTTACCCGTCGGAAACGACGGTTGGGTTCGTTTAGCAATTGCCGTATATCTTGGCTGATCAACGCCGACGGACGACCGGAAGACAATCCGGAAGAAAGGTAATACTCCAGATTATCCATAGCCCCGTCCGTTATGTCCCAGACACGGGAGGATATGGTTTTACCAAATTCATCTTTACGTTTCAATAAAGTATTCAGCGCATCGGCATTCCGGGAAAACAATTTTTCCCTTAGCGTAGCGGAGATAGCCATATCCTTAATATAGCCCGTTACCAGTTCATCCGCTTTCCTATTACCTAAATTCCATACATCGGTAACTGTATTGGATATATTGCTTACGAGCTGCTTGTGTAAATCATCCAACAGACGTTCTATTTGCTTTTCAATAGTAGCATTACCTATCCATACACGGTCGCCGCCATGATCCGACCATTTAGCCAGAAGAGATCCTACCCTACGAACAAACTCGTCAAACGAATACTTTATGCTGCCTTGTTGCAGGAACAGACGTTGCAGGAATTGTCGCTCATGAAATGATAGTTCTTTCATTCTCCATATCCCATTGTCAGACCAACCATGTTATTACGTTGCGCAGCCGTATCCTCCTCTTCCTTCATCAGCTTCATTTCTTCGTCCAAGTCTTCTGTTAGCGGAGAATGAGCCGTAACCGTGCGCTGAGCGTTAATCGGTTTGCCACCATTGGCAATAGATAGGGTTTGCAGGGTTTCAGCCAAATCTTCCGGCAAAATGGAACCAAATTCCACATCGATCAGGTTGTTCAGCAATTGAGAACGGTACTTGATGTTGGTAATATTGCATATCCCAGCCAACACGACCGACACGCAACGCTGAACCACCGGACCGAACGTTTCCATGTTCTCACTCGCCTTGATAGTTGCATCCATCAGCATGAATTTACGAGCGACACCGGACAGGTTGCCAATGCCTTTCAAGTTATCAAAAGAAAGATCCGGCGTAGATGTACCAGCAAATTGTTCGTTTTTCGTTTCTTCCAATTCTTTATCTACAGATGGCTGGGAGCCAGTCCATGTCAAATAATCGGCATCGCCATGATATTCCTTGCCAGATACTTCATCGACCTTAATGGGGAAATTAAGGTCTTTCCCGGTTGTTTCCTTAGAAGGTAAATCGGAATCGCCATACGTTTTCAAGATTGGTTCCGCAAAGTAGTCGTTAGTGTCGGCCATACGGGACAAACGCATTTCCCGCGCATCCATGATACCGGCAACCTCGTCCCATTCCGGTTGGAAAACATCTGCATACACGACCGGAATCTTTCCGAATAGATTGGGAACCTCTTTTATTACCCAGCCACCCATTTCATCGATAGCCGTAATAATCTTATCTACTGTCCAGATTGTACAACTGTTCCGGATCATACCATTAGAGTTCACTTGGTAACGATGAATAAAGGCATCCATATCGTCGTTATCATCGAAGTGGGGATAAAATTCAGAGAAAGTATTTTCATTACGGGGAACGGAAAGCGTTTTCACCTTCAACTCCGTAATCAAGTTGCCGTCTAATCCTTTGGAAGTATACGGATAGAACACAAGAGCAGCCTTACTTTCAGAAAGCACCTTACGAGCGAACGACTTCAAGACGGATTGCATTTTCAATCGGCGTTCCCATACACGTTTGAATTCTTGAAAACCATCGTTCTGATCAGTTCCCGTAATCGTCATTTGCCCGCCAAACAAGAAGGCGACAGAGGTACGCACCTCCTTTTTCGGAAAGTTGGTAACGATACGTGCTACATCTACGATCTTATCTTCCAGTCGTAACGGCTCACCATTCTTATCTTTCAAAGTTTCCGAATAGACAGCCAACCGTTTCGGTTCACGCCAACCGACAGAGGTTTTACGCCGACTGCGCTCACCGTGGTATTCTTTGTAATATTCTCTTGGTTCCCGATATTCAATCGTATCGACACATAACGAACTGACTACCTGCCCGAAATCTTCATTTGCAAGAATGTCGTTTATACTTGGCATAATCGTTTTATGCTAAAATATAAAAGCAAATGTTTTTTCGCTGTCAATACGGCCAGTCTAAACAAGTTCACTTTGAAATGTAAAAACCGAGAACAGATATCAAAACGCAAGTATGTGATAGAAAAATATCGGGATTTTATCTAATACGTGTTACAAATATCGGAAAAACACTTTCATTTTGCCACTTATCGTCCTCTTGCTACCCGACGTACAGAGTTAGCCTTACATAACCCGATGAACTCTACATTCTCGGCAAGGATCGTCATACCGTCCGGTGCATCATCATGCTTGTTGCCACCTTCTTTCTTATAGCTGGTAAGCGCTTTCATAAATCGGTCATAGTCCGAACCTTTCTTATACTCACTTTCTTCCAGGAAATAACAATGCTTCTTAATCCAACCAGACTTCAACAAGATACGTGTATCCTTATTGGCTGTTGTCGGTTTCGCCTGAATGATACATTTCTCGTTCTTTGACTTCACGGCCTTACGGACATTCAGAGCAAACAGACGGCCGCCGTTATTGCTTTCGATACGCATATTGTCGCAGCGGGTGTCAAGAATCAAGGAAACTAACTTCGGTTCGGTAATCTCGACATTGTCTTTCGTAAACAGGACATCGGTAATGAAATACTTTGTACCGAATACTTTGGCAATCGGTGCACAAAAATCGTCGTCTCCTTCGTCGGCCACATCGGTAGCACCGATCACGCCATCCGGCTGTTTACCTTCGATATCTGCCAGCTTGAAGCGGTTCAATTCTGATTTTGGGAACAACAACCCAATAGCCTCGATCGGTTCCTGCATATACTCGGCACACCAGATGGAATCGTCCGTTTCCTCTCGTAGTTCATGGTAATACTCTGTCGTATGTACATCCTTACAAAAAGAGCGGTCGTTCTCATCCAGGGCTGCGATACGGATAATCTCGTCATACTTCCCCATTTCCTCCATACGACCAAGAACGTCCGTAGCCGACCAGCGGGTACCGATGTCGATTGAACAACAGTTTCCCTCGATACGAGAATCATGTGTTCCCTGCTTCCAAGACCAGACCTTTTCGTTATTGGTGTCAGATAGTGCATCTTCCAAACTCTTATACAAGTCGTCGGTCATGGCCAACATAGACGCACCGAAACCGATTACCGTACCGCCTACACCAGCCCCGAAGTAACTCACCTGCCGGGCAGCTTCCAAGCTCCAGCCATGCACGTTCTGTTTATCCCCTCGCAATTGCACATCCAGGAATATCTCTTTGAACCGGGAAGAGCGGACAATGTCGCGTGTATCATAAGATAATTTATTATACAATGTATCGGAACAACAATTGCGCATGACCGACTCTTCCGGGAAATGGCCAAGCATCCACGAAATGAACAAGGATGATATATAGGACTTCCCGGCACGTGGCGGCATGGAGACGGCCAGCCGACGAATCACACCCGACAAATACGATTCGTACACCCGCGTAAATGCGTCCGCCACCTTCTTCAAAAACAAACGCTTAGCGAAGAACTTAGGATCATGATATAAACAATAGGCCCAGAAATCATTCCGAGCCTCCCGTTTGCGCAATATGGTCGCAGCCTTCGCCTGCCTGATCAATATTTCTCTCTTACTCCTTTTCACCACGGATAATTGCTGCTAGTTCTTCATCTGACATCGATTCCAATTCATCACCCAGTTTGACCTGGTTCTCCACTTCTTTCTTATCACGCCACTTGCCAGGTTGCCGGTTCTTCAGCCAGAAAATGGCGGCAGTTGTATCCGGAGGGTAATGTTCGATATACTCCACCTTATCCGTAATCTTACCCTCGTTGGTAGCGAACTTCGTCGCTCTGGCATCGTAACCAATCGCACGGCTATAAAGTCTCGATGCTACATTTGCATCTGCTACAGCTTTTCCCTTTTTTAAGGACTCAAGAAATTGAGGGAACTTCTTCTTCCAACTATTCAACGTTTGTTCCGAAACAGAGAAGAATTCAGCAATCTCCTTATCTGTTGCACCTAACAGACAAAGTTTTAGAGCCTGCTCTGCATATTCTTCTCTATATTCAGACTTACGCCCCCTACTTTTCTTTTTTACTTCATTCTTCTCTGACATACCTAACCAAAACTAACGAATCGGGACAATTCCGCCTTCAACTCAGGTAAACTTCCATTATCTAAATAGAAAGAAGAGCACATTTTACCTTCTTTCTTTACACCACGCATTGACTTACACAAGTGTTCTCCTTCTAGCACTATACCCATTGCCAAAGGTGGACATTCCGAACCTAACGCTTCTTGGATCATCACAATGATATCTTTCGCCAATCGCTCTTGTACCTGTAATCGTGCCGCACAATAATCAACAACACGACCAACTTTCGATATGCCCAATATCTTACCTTTAGGATTAGGAATATAAGCAAACCAATACTTCCCAAAGAAAGGCATCATATGATGTTCGCACATTGAATAGAATCCACCTGAATCTGCGATAACACTATTACAAGAAAGACCATCCACTCCATTAGGAAAAACCGTTATTTTAGGCACCTGTGCCAGATCATATCCACGAAAGATCTCTTTCCACATCCTTATAATACGATCCGGTGTTTCTTTTAAGCCCTCCCGACAAGGATTTTCACCTATAAAAGAAAGAATCGTTCTTATCGCACATTCAATATCTTGTGTATTTGTAGACTTAATTTCCATTTCGGATGCTCTTTAATATAATTAATAACTTCCTTCGTATTCTGACCGGAACAAGGCTGCAAATAATATATTCCTGCTGAATATTTATCATATTGCGACATATCCTGTCCGATATAAACTACCTTCAATTCATTCGGGTTAATCACGACAGTTTTACCTCCATCTTTCGGGGAACACGTAATCCAGTCTATATTTACAGGTGGAACCAAAGTTCCATTTGTCTCAATCTGAACAAATCGGCCAGTGGCCTTGATCTTATCAACCAAGTCATATGTAACCTGCATACAAGGTTCTCCACCTGTCAATACAACATGTAAAGCTGGATAACGATTTATTTCTGCAATAATATCATCATCACTTAACATCTTGCCTTCTTTGTGTTCTGTATCACAGAACGGACACCTCAAGTTACATCCAGAGAAGCGAACAAAAACAGTCGGTGTACCGGTAAAATACCCCTCTCCCTGGATACTGTAAAAAATCTCATTTATCTTTTTCATACCACGCTATATTATTCTCCGATTCCTGGACCATCACTTTAAAACATTGAGGTATCTGATTACAGATCCATTTCGCAATATTTTCCGCTGTCGGATTAAACGATAATACCTCATTCAAGTTCTTATGATCCAATTTTTCCTGAATCATTTGCTTAATATGGGCAAAGTCGACAACCATACCATCTGGATTCAACTGCTTAGATCTACACCAAACAATTACAATCCAATTATGTCCATGCAAATTCTCACACTTACTCGTATAAGAGAGATTCAAACGATGAGACGCTGATATCTCAAGACGTTTCCTTACTGTATACATAGATTTATCGATAAAGAGTTAATATTTGTCTTATCTCTTCCTCCTCCCGTTTCCGACCATACTCGCCAGATTCGATTAAAGGAAGTATTTCACGCTTTATATAAGATATATTCATGTCTATTACTTCTCTGGGGAACGGATATCTGTTCAATGCAAAAGCAATGAATTTGCGGAAACACGGTTTGCAGTTCCAACATTCGTGCCCATCAACAGGAGCATAACAACTGAACGACGAACTAAACGCTTCATTAATACTGCCTCCTTGAATTATATATTGCTTCAACAACTCTGTCTTAGTATATGCTTTATAATCCAAATTTATCCTGATCGTTCGTTTCTCAGTCCAATGTTGTTTCTGATAGAGATATCCGAGTAACTCCTCGTACAATTCGGCAAATACAGGTGATTTATCAAGAACCCGGTCACCGGCTGTCGCTCCCAAACAGATTTCGTCGCCATAATTCGTTGCGATACCAATCAAATACATATTTCGAAGAGGAATAATCTTATCCTCACGTTCCCATTTTGATAAATCCAACTTTTCAATAACAATATCATCCGGAAGACGCTTCATTTCTTCTTTCGAATAACGGGTATTCATATCAATATAAAGCCTTATATCCGGTTTCCAGAGTTTATCAATCAACCAGCTATCCATGCCTCCTGAATACAGAAGGACTTTTTTATTATAAGTATTGTTCTGCATACCTTTGAAATTTTATCCATTCATTAAAATTGTGTCTATTCGATAAATCATGATTCTTAGCCCGCATTCCTTTTGGGGGATTACGATATACCATTTGCTTTCCATTAAAGAAATAAATTTGCCCAAATCTAGAACCAGACAACCAGGTCGTACTATCAACACTATCAAACTTCAAAAAAGGAAGAAGTGTCGTATTTGTAAATCCAAGCCCATGAATACGAGTACCGGCAGAATGAGCTTGATCGATAAACCACTTTAATATCATAGGATTCTCTCTTATCCGCCGACCTTCTTCCATTGCCGAAGTCGTACCAATCGCAACATAAGGATACTCCTCACACATCCGAATAAAATATTCCTTCCCTCGACTTGCATGCCAAACAGGAATAGGCTGCCGTCCTATACGATCTTCCAAGTATCTACGATAATATTCGACTTTCTCCAGTCCAACGACAACGTCTATATCCAGCTCAAAGAAACGTTGAATGTTATTCTTTAAAACAAAGTCGGCATATTTCTTAACATAGCCATCCCAGTCAAAACTATCATTCTTCCCAGAAAAAGCAGAAAACGCCCCGCTATCAAGAATATGCTTCTCTTGACAGACATAACTACCATAATGCCCTGATTTATGCTCCCAAAAAGAACTTAAAAGATAGATATCTTTCGTGTCGAGATTCCACCGTTTGGCACAATACTTATAACCGGCAAGGTATAAAATCATAACTCTATCTCCTTCCCACAATGGGGACAAATCATAGTCTTTCTCTTATTCTCCACCTTGTCTGCTCCCTCAAAAAAACGATCCACATCTGTCGGCATATCATCAAATGGAAGCTCCAACTCCCAATCACCAAGTTCGTCAATACCAAAATCTTCAACTACAGCTGCAAAATCGAACATAGAAGTATCTGATGTATGGTTATCAGCCAGAGCCAAAAGCTTTCTTTTTTCATCCTCTGTAGACAAATCCGTTCTTCTGATCGCTATCAATTCATTTCCATCAGACTCTACAATTCGGACTTTCAACCCCAGTTCTAAAGCCTGCTCATAAACGCCATTCCCGGCAATAATAACATCGTTCTTATCCAGAAGAATAGAACGACCGGTTCCACAGTCCTCCAGGCTCTTTTTAATAAGTCTTTTATTCTTATCCGTGTGGATACGATAATTCCGAGGGTCATACTTCAATTCAGCCATAACTTTTATTCTAAAATATAACAGAGAAATCTATTAACCTAAATACAGTTGCAGTTCCCGGATAGCCTGTTCCACGCTCCGAACAATCACATACTTACTACCCGCCATCTCAACCTGGCGTTGGTATTCCTTTTGCTCTGCAGACTGTTTACCTGTAGATGTCTTGAACTCTAGACAAAGAGAAGCATATCCCTTTTTCGGTATCTGAAGGATTACATCGGCCACTCCACGTTTAACGCCTTGGCGCTTCATATTAGCCGCTTCTATTTTATGTCGGCTGCCACCGTTCGGGACTGCAAAAAGAAGTCGATCCGGCAAATTAGGAAAGAATAAAGGAACCTTGCTGAAAAACTCCGACTGAATCCTAGCTTCTTCGTTATCATGGTGTTGCTTTTGTTTTGGAGGGTTCTTTTTATCAGAGTAACAGTTATAGCAGATATATCCTTCTTCTGTTTTGATCACAGAAACTGTTTCCCAGCCACAGGCTATACATTTTTGCGTTTTCATATCTTAGTTTCATATAAGATATAAAGATGTGAGTTGAACTATTGGGACTCAATACTTATAAAAGAAAAATAATTTGGCTATTAATTATTAATTACAGATATTTACCAAGCAATATTGCACATAACTTAAATATGAATATTATGACAACTTACATGGTTTCTTTTAGTTTTAAAGGAGAAAATCATTGTATTCCAATGACTATCCCCTGTTCACTTAATACTGAGTACTCTACTGTTGATAGATTAATCAGAGATGCACTGCGAACGCAATTAAATAGTAACCAATTTAGTAATGTGTCTTTTAATTACAAAGAACGTTGATCTATAATCATCATACAGTAAGCGTCCTTATCTGTATGATGATTTTTTTCACTTATCATCCCCAAAATCATATTCATCCTTACGTTCATATATCAAATCAAACGCAATCTCAGACAACGCTGCATCTACCGGACAAACCATATCGGTTGCATCCTGATAGTTTGCAACTTCTTCAAACACTTCGCGAAGCTTGACTCTAACACTCTCCAATACTTCATCACAATTATTAACAAGCTTTGTAAGACATTCGCAATCGTCACTTTTGCAGAGTGTTCGTTTTGTGTCAATGCAAACATTATTGACAGTCGTACACGCTTTCCTGATTTCGTCCAACGTCAGATTTATTAATTCTATCTTTTCCATGTTCGTTATTTTTTAATTTTTAGTTCATTAGTTGATCCATCCATCCAACAGCCTCTTCAATAGAAGCGGCTTTTTTAAACTCTTTGGTAACACAATATCTCATATACTCACAACAAAGTTCCTCAGAGTCATTAAAATATATGTTATAGG